GGGGTTTAGTTAAATTTGAATTATATCCTTATCAGAAGAAAATGTTTGGACATTTCAATGAGCATAGGTTTAACATTGTTCTCGCCTGCCGTCAGAGTGGGAAATCAATATCAGCATGTGCGTACCTACTCTGGTATGCGCTTTTTCACCCTGAAAAACTTGTTGCAGTTATGGCAAACAAAGGGGCAACAGCTAGGGAAATGTTGGCTCGTATTACTCTTATGTTGGAGAACATACCTTTCTTTCTTCAACCTGGCTGTAAAGCACTCAATAAAGGTTCTATTGAATTTAGTAATAATTCTCGTATTATCGCTGCTGCTACTTCTGGCTCTTCAATCCGTGGTCTTTCTGTTAACCTTCTTTATCTAGACGAGTTTGCTTTTGTGGAGCGCGCCAATGAGTTCTATACCTCCACATATCCAGTTGTATCTTCGGGAAAGGATACAAAGATTATCGTTACCTCAACTGCGAATGGTATCGGCAATACTTTCTATAAAATATGGGAAGGAGCAATCCAAGGAGTTAATGAGTTCACTCCTTTCAGAGTCGACTGGTGGGACGTCCCAGGACGAGACGAAGGATGGAAAAAACAAACAATAGCGAATACGAGTCAACTTCAGTTTGACCAAGAATTTGGTAATACATTCTTCGGCACAGGTGACACGCTTATTAACGCTGAAACTCTTATGGGTTTCAGAGCCTTGAATCCTATTACTTACTTAGAAGGTGGAGATCTTTTAGTTTATAAACAACCAGAAAAGAATCACGAATATATCATGACTGTAGATGTAAGCAAGGGAAGAGGACAGGATTATTCTACTTTTAATTTGATCGATATTAGCGTTCGCCCGTTTGAACAGGTTGCTGTATATCGCAACAACACTATCTCTCCATTACTCTTCCCTAATATTATCTATAAGTATGCGAATTCCTACAATCAAGCTTATGTTGTAATAGAATCAAATGATCAAGGATCGGTGGTGTGTAATGGTCTTTATCATGACTTAGAGTATGAAAATGTGCATGTAGAATCTGCGATTAAATCAAATGCTATTGGTATTGAAATTAACCGCAAAACAAAAAGACTTGGATGTTCTGCTATTAAAGATATTCTAGAAAATAATAAATTAAAAATCGTTGATGAGAATACTATTTTAGAAATATCTACATTTGTCGCAAGAGGACAATCATATGAGGCGTCTGATGGAAATCATGATGACTTAATGATGAATTTAGTGATGTTTGGCTATTTTTCATCTACTCAATATTTTGGAGATATGACTGATATTAATTTAAAAGATATGTTATTCAAAAAACAAATGAGAGATATTGAAGACGATTTAGTTCCATTTGGATTTATTGATGACGCATCTGATCATATTGAAAGACTCGAGCAGAAAGAAAATCCGTGGGCAGTAGAGATCTCATCGGGTGAAGACTGGTAATATTATAAATAATAGCATAATTGAACAACCGTATTATGTTTGCTTATAATTAGTCTATCGAAAAGGAAAAAACCTCATGGCACTCTTTACACCGTCTGAATCACCCGCGGTTGTTGTCAAAGAAGTAGATCTGACTGGCGGTGTGCCAAATGTCCAGTCAACTACCGGCGCAATCGTAGGAAATTATAGGTGGGGTCCAGTAGAGCAAAGAATAAAAATTGCTAACGAAGCTGAGTTAGTAGACAACTTTGCATCTCCAGATTCTGCCAATACCGTAGATTTCCATAACGCATCTTACTTCTTGCGTTATTCAAATTCTTTACAGGTAGTTCGTGCTATCACTTCTGCTGCTAAAAATGCTAGATCAACAACTGGTCAAGTTGCAGCTGATAGTAATGGCTCATTACCTGCAGAGGTCGTTAAAAACTCAGCAGATTTTGATGCTCAAATGGCGGCATTAGATTCTGATAGCCATACATGGCTCGCGAAATATCCAGGTGAACTTGGCAATTCACTTAAAGTTTCTATGTGTCCAGCTGATTCGGATGCTTTTGAAGCTTGGACATATAAAACATATTTTGATAAAAGACCGAGACATAGCATTTATGCTTCTTCAGTCAATGCTTCTAATGATGAAGTTCATGTCGTCGTCGTTGATAAAGATGGTAAATTCTCTGGAACAACCGGTACTGTACTAGAAACGTTTCCATTCTTGTCGCTAGCAGGAAATGCTAAAAATTACGAAGGTCAAACAGTTTATGTCAAAGATGTAATCAACAACAATTCAGAATATGTCTGGTTGGTTGATTTCGATTCCGATTACAAATCGGCATCTGCTGCTCCTGGGTCAAACGCTGATAGTGGAGATGACTTTTACAACAACTTCGAACTAGCATCAGATTACAATTTTGCCGGAGGAGTTAACTCCGGAGCACTTGGAACATCTGAGTTTCTTACTGGGTATGATCTGTTCGAAGATAAAGATATTATAGAGATCGACTTTCTCATCGCTCCTGGAATGACTGCTCGAGCAGATCAAACCACTGTAGTTAACGATCTGACTACAACAGCAAGATCACTTAGAAAAGATTGCGTTGTTGTAACGTCACCTGCAAGAAATGATGTTGTAAATGTAACTTCTGCTGCAACTGCAGTAACGAATGTTGTAAATACAGCTAACACATTTACGAACACGTCATATCTTGTTATTGACAATAACTACTTGAAAGTTTACGATAAGTACAACGATCAATACATTAACATCCCTGCCGCATCTTCTACTGCAGGTATTATGGCAGCAACAGATTTAAATCGTGCTCCATGGTTCTCTCCTGCTGGTTCCAGACGTGGTCAGTACTTAGGAATAACTTCCTTAGCGTACACTCCAACAAAATCTCAAAGAGATACTCTATACAAAGCGGATGTTAACCCAATTGCTAACATTCCTGGTTCTGGCGTAATCCTCTTTGGTGATAAAACAGCACTTGGTCGTGTTTCTGCTTTCGATCGTATTAACGTACGTCGACTCTTTCTTGTTCTCGAAAGAGCAATTAGTAGAGCTGCAGAACAAGTCATGTTTGAATTCAACGATGAATTCACAAGAGCTGAGTTTGTCAATATCGTTGAACCGGTACTGAGAGAAGTTAAAGGTAGACGTGGTATTACTGACTTCCGTGTAGTTTGTGACGAAACAAACAATACAGCGGCGGTGGTAGATCGCAATGAATTCATCGCTAACATCTTCATCAAACCGGCTCGGTCAATCAACTATGTCACTCTTAACTTTGTGGCGGTTAGAACTGGTGTCGACTTTGAAGAAGTCGTTGGCACAGTTTAATAGCGCTAAGGAGATAAGAAAATGGCAGTATTAGGAGTTGATGACTTTAAGTCCAAACTGAGAGGTGGTGGCGCTAGACCTAATCTATTCAAAGCGACCATTAACTTTCCAGGATATGCAAATGGCGATGCCGAACTGACATCGTTCCTTTGCAAAACCGCACAGCTTCCAGGCTCAACGATGGGACTCATTACAGTTCCATTTCGTGGACGCCAGTTAAAGATGGCCGGGGATCGTACATTCGCAGAATGGACAGTCACTATCATCAATGACACGGACTTTGCAGTTCGTAATGCAATGGAACGTTGGATGAACGGTATTAATGCACACAGTGCAAATACTGGTCTGACAGCACCGATTGCTTATGAAGCAGACTTAAAAGTAGAACAGTTGGATAGAGATGGATCAAGTATAAAAGAGTACCTGTTCCGTGGAGCATTTCCAACAGATTTAAGTGCAATCGATCTGAGCTACGAAAATAACGATACGATTGAAGAGTTCACCGTTACTTTCCAGTATCAGTACTACGATTCATTGAATCCATCTACTACGTCTTAATAAATATCTGAGGAGGACGGATCTTCTGTCCTCCTCTTACTCTCAATTAGGAATTTTATAATGGCGGAAAATAGAACAATTAAGCTTTTTGGTTTTGAGATTAAAAGATCTGAAACTGAAGATCCGAAGAAAAAACCTTCGATCGTTCCCGCGCGTGACGATGACGGTGCTGGCTACGTAACTGCAGCTGGTACGCACTATGGGCAATATCTTAATATCGACGGTGACGATTCAAAAGATAACTATCAGCTTATTATGAAGTATCGCGGTGTCGCTATGCATCCAGAAGTTGATATGGCTATTGAAGATATCGTTAACGAATCTATTTCAGGTAGTGAACTAGAACAATCGATTGATATCAATATGGATGAGCTAGATCAACCAGATAAAATCAAAAAGATTATTAAAGAAGAATTCGACAACATCTATGCTATGTTGAACTTTAAAGAATTAGGTCATGACATCTTTCGCAGATGGTATGTTGATGGTAGATTATTCCATCACCTCGTAGTTAATGAGTCTAATCTTAAAGCTGGTATCCAAGAGATTCGCCCTATTGATGGCGCAAAGATGAGAAAAGTCAAGCAAGTTAAAAAGAAGAAAGATCCTGAAACTGGTGTAAATCTTATTGAGAAAGTAGATGAATATTATATCTACCAGGAAAAACCAGGTCAGGCAAATTCAGGTGTTAAACTTACACTTGATTCAGTTTCATATTGCACTTCTGGTCTTCTTGACGAAGGCCGTAAAAAGATTATATCATATTTGCATAAGGCGTTAAAACCTATCAACCAGTTAAGGATGATGGAAGACGCACTAGTGATTTACCGTCTAGCAAGAGCACCTGAAAGACGTATGTTCTATATTGATGTTGGTAACTTACCACGTGGTAAAGCCGAACAATATATGAAAGACATTATGGCTCGTTATCGTAATAAGTTAGTTTACGATGCAGCGACTGGCGAAATCAGAGATGATCGTAAACATATGTCAATGCTTGAGGATTTCTGGTTACCACGTAGAGAAGGTGGTAGAGGTACAGAAGTTAGCTCTTTACCAGGTGGACAAAATCTAGGTGAACTAGATGATGTCATATATTTCCAAAAAAGACTTTATAGATCTTTAAATGTTCCAATTAATAGATTAGAACAAGAAGCACAGTTTAGTCTTGGTAGATCTACAGAAATTTCAAGAGACGAGTTAAAGTTCCAAAAGTTTATTGATAGACTTCGTGCGAGATTCGCTCATCTCTTTTATGATATTCTTAAGAAACAACTTATTCTTAAAGGTGTTATCGCTGATGAAGATTGGGATAATATTAAGAACGATATTGCTCTCGACTATATCAGAGATAACCACTTCACTGAGCTAAGAGACGCTGAACTTTTAAGAGAAAAGCTACAAACCCTTGACCAAATCTCTAATTATGTCGGTGAGTACTTCTCAAAAGAATGGATTCAGAAAAACGTTCTTCAGTTTGACGACGAAGAGATTGAAAGAATTAAGAAAGAAATTGAAGGTGAAGAGGCTGAAAAGCCTGATGAACAGGAACAAGAACAAGAACCTCAACAACAAGCTCCGGTATATCAGCTTAAGCCGGTAGCAGCTAAAGGAGAAGATAATGAGTGAAGAAGCTCTCACAGATGATGAAAATGAAGTTGAAGTAAATCCTATTCAAGACATGATTCAGCACGCATTGGATCAAGACTTTAATAAGGCTAATGACTTATTCAATGATATGATGACAGTCAAAATGTCTGATCTTTTAGATCAAGAGCAAATCCGTGTTGCAGATGAAATCTATAACGGAGTAGATCCTGATGACGAAGACGATCAACTCGAACTTGACCTTGAAACAGAAGATGATGATGAAGAGGAAGAGACTTGGGATGATGAAGAGGAAGACGAAGATCTATTATCGGACGAAGAAATAGATGACATTCTTGATGATAAAGATCTAGAAAATTAAAAAAATATAAATAATAGTTACTATAGTAAAAAGGTAATAAAATGAAGCTGATTGCAGAATATACCGATCAAAATATTGAAGTTTTGACAGAAGCTAAATCAGATGGAACTAAGAAGTATTCCATTGAAGGTGTATTCATGTCAGCTGAACAAAAGAATCGTAACGGTAGAATTTATCCGCGTGACGTAATGGAAGGTGCTGTTAACAAATATGTTACAGAGCAAGTACAGAACGGAAGAGCGGTTGGTGAATTGAATCACCCTGAAGGACCTACCGTTAATTTAGATAAAGTTTCTCACAAGATCGAAAAACTTGACTGGTCAGGTAACGATGTTGTGGGTAAAGCAACCATTTTGAATACTCCTATGGGTAAGATCGTCGAAGGTCTCCTCGAAGGCGGTGTCAAACTGGGTGTTTCGACTCGTGGTATGGGAAGTTTGCAGCGACTTAATGACGCGATGGTTGTAAAACCAGATTTTCTACTCAATGCAGTAGATATTGTTCAGGATCCCTCCGCACCTAGCGCTTTTGTTAATGGAATAATGGAAGGTGTTGAGTGGGTATGGAACAACGGCATTATTGAAGCTCAAACAATTGAAAGAATGGAGACTGAAATTAAAAAGGCTCCACGTGCTGATCTCTATGAGACACAGGTTCGTGAGTTCAAAAATTTCCTCTCGTTACTCAAAAATAAATCGTAAAAGGAGTCAATTATGACTGATGAAAATCAAATCGAAGATCAGGACGTTGAACTCTATGATGACGAGAACGAAATCATGGAAGAAGGTCACGATCCTAAAAATGCTGAAGCACAATCAGTTGCATCTGTAGACGCTGCAGGTGGTAAAACTGGTACTGCTAAGAAGCGTAAAGGCGATAACACCAAACAAGATCCAATGCCAAAAATGCCAAACACGAAAGCCGGTATGATTAATGCTGCTTTCACTAAGATGAATGGTATGACAAAGGAACAATTGTCTGGTCTTCTTGGAAAAATGATGGCAGAATCAACTGAAGAAAATTCAGAAGAAAAAATTGAAGCACCAGTCTTCAATTATGAAGCTGATTTCTCTGGTGATCTAGATGCCCTCATCGCCGATGAAGCAACTCTTTCAGAAGAGTTCAAAGACAAAGCTGGTATTATTTTTGAAGCAGCTATTAAATCTAAGCTTGCTGAAGAAATTGATCGCCTTGAAGAAAAATACAACGAAGAACTCGAAGCAGAAATTACTTCTACTAAGAGTGATCTCGTAGAGAAAGTTGACAGCTACCTAAACTACGTAGTTGAAAACTGGATGGAAGAAAATAAAGTTGCCATCCAGACAGGCCTTCGTACTGAAATTGCTGAGAAGTTCATGAACAACCTTAAGGATCTGTTCACTGAGTCTTACATTGAAGTGCCAGAATCAAAGGTCGACCTGGTTGACGAACTCGCTTCTGAAGTTGAAGATCTTGAGAGCAAACTCAATGATACAACTGCAAAGGCGATCCAAATGGCCGAAGAACTTGAGGGTTACAAGCGCGATAGCATCATTCGTGAAGCATCACGTGATCTTGCCGAAACTCAGGTTGAGAAGCTTAAGTCTTTAGTAGATGACGTTGATTTCGACGACGAAGAAACTTTTGCTAAGAAAGTAGCAACCGTAAAAGAATCATACTTCAACAAAAAGACGACAACAGAGTCCGCTGACTTTGACACAGAAGAAGATGACGATATCGTAGAAACTTCTGGTTCAATGGCTCAGTATCTCGCAGCCCTTAAAAAGACAACAAATTAATTAGGAGTCCAAAGAAATGCACAATGTAGTTTCTTATGATAAGCTTATGGAAAAATGGGCACCTGTACTGAACGAAGAATCAGCAGGCTCAATTTCCGACAAGCACAGAAAGGCAGTTACTGCCCAAGTTCTCGAAAACCAGGAAAATGCTCTTCGCGAAGAAGGCGTTATTGCAGAAGCCGCACCTGGTAACAACACCACTTCAGCTGCTAACTGGAACCC